AATACTTGTTCCTGCTGCAGATGTTGATGTAATATATCCTGTAGCTACTTCGGCTGCGGTTGCAACTGCAGTTGCGTTAATAGCTGCGGAGGTAGTGTGGTCGGATAAAAAGCCGCTTTGTGATACGACTGGTCCCGAAAATGTGGTTCTTGCCATGATTTTTTCTCCATACAAAGTTTAAGCTTATCCGTCGTGTATGCGTCTGCTGGGGCAGTCTGATAAGCTGGATGTTCCCAGATAATTAATGATACTCTATTTAGTGCTTTTGCACAACAAAAAAGGGACCGAAGTCCCTTTATATAAAGCTTTGAAATTACTTGTTCATTACGTACATTGTTACTTCAAAACCGAATCTCATTTCAGTTACTTCTGGTTGTGTCCAGTGATGTTTCATAGTAGTTCTCCTTTATTTTAGATTTCAGCATTGCTGATACAAAGATTATATATACCGTATAGAGTTACGCTATAAAGATATTCATGAGTGTTAGATAAAGAAAAGCCCAGCAGAGAGGAGCCAGGCTTTTCAGAGGTAGTGCTTTAAGTAGAACTATAAAACTACTTATGCACCTGGTGAACCCCACATACCTAGTGGATCACTCCAACCGAATGAATATCTTTCACGGGCTTTATATCTTACATTGCCAGTATCGAAGTCACCATCCATAGAAGTTGTTAAAGCAGTTCTTTCAAAATGCTTCATACCGTTAGGCACGTCAGTAGTTAGGAAGTAAGCGTCACCATCAGTTAGATAGTGGTTTACTGTATAACCTTCTGGTATTGCACCGTTAGTTCTTAATGCATTGATATCGTTATCAGCAGTAGCAACACGAAGTTGTGTGTCTAATAAACGAGTAGCAACGAATTGTAGAGCTGGTGGAATAACCAACTTACGTGGTTTAGCTGCAATCAATAGACCTCTTTCATCAGTCCATGCTGCGATTTGAATCACTGCGTTTTCTAATGCTGTTTCGTTAAGGTCTGTTGGTGTCGCTTGTGTATTACTGTTAGTACCACCACTCACCAACGGGTGATTAGTAACTGCTGCTGCAGCGTTTGTACCAAACAGTGAACGATTGTCACCACCTAAGAAAGCACCGTTAAAGCCATTGTTTAAAACGTTAGCTGCACGAACTTGCTTAGTATTTGCCATTGAACGAGCAAGAGCTTTAGTATAACGAGCTGAAAGACTATCATATAGATTATCTTCAACTGCTTCTTCAGTTAAACTGAATCCTAAAGCAATTGTTACGTGGTTATATCTAGCTGTGAAAGCTTCTTGTGCGTTATCATACGCAATAGCTGCTCCCTCTGACTTAAGAGGTGCGGCTGCAAAGCCAGCTAGTTTTGTTTCTTCTTCGAAAGAACGATCTGAAGATTCAGTTTCGTAAATCTCTTTATGTTCTTCCCCATAACGTGCATATTCTAAACCGAATAACGCGTTAAGTCCTGGTAATAGCTCCTTAAGGAGCTGGGCTCTTGAAATTGCCATGTTTTATTCTCCTTAAATTATACGCCTAAACCACGATCGTATGAGTGAATGCCTGCATTAAACTTAATTAATAAGTCTGTGAATGCATCACCCACGGTTGAAGTTGGACTATCCACAAAATCAACAATACGGAAAGCAATAGTTGCTGTCGTAGCTGTTGTAGAAGATACTGCACTATTAGAATTACCTGTAGTAGTATCGCCTGTAGTTGTAGATTGAACTGCTGCGAAGTTAGTATTCTGACCTAAATCAGCTTGTGTAACTGCACCGTCCGCTTGTGCCATAAAGACTACATCTGGGTCGTCAACAATATATGCTTGAGCGTCGTCTGCTACTGTGCCTGTTGGCCAGTTTTGTCTAAACACTACTGTGCCTAGATTTGGGTCTGTGTAAGTACAACCTACAAAAACACCAATAACGCCGGCAGGGAATGCGTCTGCGTTGTTACCTAAATCTGTAACAATTTGAACTGTACCTGCTGTACCGTCAATTAAAACGACTGAACCATTATATATATTAGTTGCATATCCAGAAGCAATCGGTAATAGACGTGTAGAACCCGCGTATGGAGTTCCGCCTATATGGTTTACCGCTTTAAGTCCGTAAGGACTAGCTGTAGTTGCCATGATTGTTTCTCCTATTTATTTTTTGCCCTTTCCAAAACTTCGACCATTTTCTTGACCTTCAGCAAACTTAGGCATACGAGGATCATTTTGATTCATGTATGACTGGTCAACTGCTTCAGTCTGTGCTCTTGTTTTTTCATTTACAAAAGCTTGTCTTTGGTCCATCATTTCTTGAGGAGCTTTACATAATAATAGACCTCCAATTTCTATGCCTTCTTTAAATTGGCTATTGGGGTCTGCTTGTAATACGACTTCTGGGTGTTCCGAATGCTTCACCGGTTCCCAGCCTTCACGCATTTTTGAAGATACGTTCATGTTGTCAGGCTCATTCAATAAAGAAACTCGAATCCAACGATAGGCCCATCCAGCTTTTTTAGTAAACTCTGGAAGGAGTGAGGCGGGTTGCCATTTTTTTGCTACGTCTTCTCTTACTTCAGTATCTCTTGATTCTCTTTTAATTACCTTATCCATTTGCGTTCTCCAATTTAATCATTTCTCGTGCATATTGCTCCGGTGTAAGTTTCAGCTTTTTTGCAAAAGCAACTTGTGTCTTACTTAATCGTACTTTCTTCGGCGCGGTACTACGCGTTGCCGGTGCAACTACATTCGAAGGTTTGCGTTGGGCGGGTTTATCCGATTCCAACGAATTATCCCCAAAATTTTCAGGGAATCGTTTTTGCATCGTTTCATCTATACGACGATAGTATTCGTCACTTGTAGGACTTAACCCACTCCTGACTAATTTTTCATGTACTCCTAAAGCTAATGAAGTCATTTCTTCATCTTTTCCAAACCAAGTATTTGTTTCTTGCCAAGCTTGCGCTTTAGCATCTGGTTTAGCAACTTGAGGTTGTACTTGTTGTTGATTAGACTCTACACTATTTTCTACCTCTTGTGAAGTAGTATATTGAGGTTTTAGTCCACTAGCTTGAGCTAATTTCATTTGAGCGCTATTCATTGCTCCTTGAGCTTCAACTATTTTCTCTGTGTCTCCAGATTCATAAGCTTCTTTGTAATCACGTTTAGCAATTTTAAGCTCAGTTTCAGAGGCACTGACTAAAGTCTTAATATAGTCTTCCTCACCTGTGCTTAGTGTAGTCTGTAGCCTTTTGTTTTGGTCTGCTACTTTTTGTGCATAAGTAACGGCTTCTTGTCTTTCTCTTTCAGCTTTCTCTTTTTCACGTCTTTCGTCATGATGCATTTTTTTCAACTGCGCCATGCGTTGTTTAACACGTTCAGAATATCCTTCAAGAGTATCTTCTTCTATCTCTTTTACAATATCTTCAGGTAGTGGTTCTTTGCCCCTATCTTCTGGAGGAGTGTCATCTTCTTCTTCTATAAACAACTCTTCTTGCTTGGGTTCTTGTTCTACTCTTTCAACATCAGAAGTAGATTTTTCAGGTCGAGTTTTTTTACCTTCGTCTAAATCGACTTCTAGCTCTTCCCCCTTCATATCTAATTCTTCAGGTATTTCATTTATTATCTCTGCCATCTTTGCTCTCCTATGCGCGCTCGTAGCCACGTGGATCATCCACTACAGCTTCAACCGTGTCGTCGTTAATAATGCGGAATTCTTTTCCGTGAATTTTAATTCTAGTACCTGCATAAGCACGAGTAATAACGAAGTCTCCTTCTTTACACCATGCTCCTGTTGGAAACCTAGCGTCGTCTTGATACGCTAAATCTCCTAACTGCATAACAAATAAGACCACAGTTGCGTGCTCTTGTAATTGTTTTACAGAATCTGATTTAATGATTCCACCTTCATAAGTATCTTCTGCTTCAGGCACCATACATAATATGCGGTATCCTTTAACATCAGGTAACTGTGAAGTTAGTTTAGCTAATGCTTCATCTTCGCTAACTTTTTTACCGTCAGTGGTTTCAGTATTTTTGGTTTTAATAGGTGCTCCAGAGCTGGAGACTATTTGTGTGTCTGGGGTGGCTATAGTCATTTTTTATCCCCTATCTTTACAACACTATCCGTAGGACTACTTTCAAAGTCTTCGTTGTCTTTAGTTAGGTTTGCTATCATATCAACAATAAACATTTGAACGTGATCAAATCCTCTAACTTGTCCACATCCATGCTGATAACCTGCGAGGTCAGCGGTGCCTCTAGCCATATCTTCTATTAATTCGTTGCGTCTCTCTTTTATCTGGCCTGATAAATATAAGAGCGTTTCTTTCTCTGTCATGTTAGTCCTTTTTATTAGTTAGTATTGTCCTCATCTTTAGTTTCTTTTATCTCGGTTCTGTCTCTTAACTTTTGCGTATGTGCAATAGTCTCATTACGTAACCTAGATTCTTCTGAGCGCAAAGCAATATCTTTTTCTTTGTTGATTGCTTGTGCTCCTAATTTAGCGCCTTCTAAAACTTCTTTAGTTGTTATATCTTTCTGTTGCATTTCAGCTTCAGCTCCAATTTTAGCCCCTGCTATAGATTCAGTGGACTTAATTTTAGTTTGAGCAAGCATTACATCTTTCTGTACTTCTACAGTTGCTTTCTGTTTATCCAGTTCTAGTTTAGCTTTATCTAGTTCTATATCAGCCATAGTTTTTTGAGCTTTAACTTTAGCTTCTTCTTGTTTAATCTGAAGTTCAGCTTGCTGCATCTGTAATACTGGATCTTGAGCTTGTTGTTGTCTTTCTTCTTCAGAAGCTTTAAGACTACTCTCACCTAAAACTTTTGGTGCAGCTTCAGCTGTTAGTCTAGCAACTTCATTCTCAATATCTATTGGTAGTGGCTCATCCATCGGTGGAAGTGGTACACCAAGTTTGTTCTCAATTTCTAATCTATATTGGAAAGCAATATGTTCTGCAATGTGAGCTTCCATGGCAGCTTGTATCATTCCTGCTTTCGTACTTTGTCCTACTAGCTTTCTAATTAATGGATCATCAGTAAACGCCATATGAACAGCGATGTGGGCTTCATGGTCTTGGTCAAGAAATGCTTTAACAGGTTTACCATTTATAATATTCATGTTTTCTGTTACAGGACCTAACTGTTTTACATCATCTTTATTAGGGATAAGTTTCTCTGCATTCTTAACTCCTAGTACATCTAACATCTGTCTATTAAGTTCTGGTAAGTCATATATATCTGGATTCTGTTGAGCCATTTGCATAACTGCTTGATACTGCACAACTTTCTGTGCCATAGTTGCAGCGTTTGGGTCAGCAACAGGAATAAGATTAACTTTATCGTAGTCAGCTTGTTTAGCACCTGGTGTTCCTGATGCAGGATCATATTGATAGTTTGGATCTGTGTAGTCTTTAATTAATGTTTTAAGTAATCCAAACTCTTTCTTCATTGAGTAATAGATACGAGCATTAACTGCCGACATTACTTTGAGTGTTCGTTCTAGTATTGCAAGTGTAGAACCTACAGGAGAGTTAGCTGACATATCAGATACTTTCATATCTGCAGCAGAAGCAAAGCGTCTACCTTCGTCAATAATTTTATCCATTAGAGCTGCAAGTACTTGACTTGGCTCTTTATATGGTAGTGGCATTAAGTTATCACGGATAGTTCCAGACGGTGCATCAACATCTCTCCACTCTGCTGGTCCAATTGGTGTATCATCACCTTTAATACGTAAGCCTCTTGCTTTAAATCCACCTGGGAGATTAGATAATGTACCTGCGTCTACTAACTGTCTTAATAACATTGTGCCTGATTTTGAAAAGCCACCAATCAAATGTATTAGTCCAAAGCAGTAAAATCCAAACCCTGGTATATAACCATAGTGAACAAAATGTTCACGGCGTTTTTTCATACTATCATCTTGATTCCAATTACGTCTAATTGCTAGAATCTCTGTAGTGCCTTTATCAATAGTAACAACGTAGGGTAATGCTATTCCTGTTTTTCTATTTCCATCTTTGTCTTCATAACCTTCTAAGTCAAGGTTAACATTCATCTCTAGTATTTTATATCTATCATCATTAGTAGCATCAAAGCCCATCTGCTCTGCAATTTTTTTCTCAACGCTATCTAGGTCATAATTAGGTTCACCTAACTCAATATCTTTATAAAAGCCCATCTCTTGCAAGTTATGAATTTCTTGTTTTGTTTTACGCATCACATGAGTAATACGTTCAGCTGTTTCTAAATTAGATGCACCATAAGGTACAACCATATCTTCAGCTGGTACAAATATAGATACTTGTCGTTCTAGTGCTGGGTCATAATAAACTTTTTTAAACGCATTACCTGCTAAACCTAGTCCCCATAACATTCTTTCATGTTCAGGTCGGTACTCTGGCATTTTATCCATGAGCTGATAATTCATATTCTCTTGAACTCGTGCTGCTGATTCTAAACACTCAGGTGTTTCTTTACCAATAATAGAAGTCTTCACAGGGCCTGCAGCTGGAAAAGTTTCCATCATTGTTTCAGCTTGGAATTTAACTAATGCTTCGGATAGGAGTGGGTGATATACAGCACATGCGCCTTCCCATGGTTCAGTGCGTTCTTCTATTTTAAGACCAAGAAGTTCTAAGCCATCAACATAAGTTTCAAGCCAGTCTTTTCTAGAGTTTATATCATTAGAGAAATCTTCGAGTAAATCTGAAGATAGTTCAGCTAGATATTGGTCATCTAATTCTTCAGCTAAGTTTTCAGAAAATGTATCATCATCCATCCTATCAGGATCAATAACAATTTCACTATCACCAATACCAATAGTAACTTTTTCTGGGTCTTCTATTTCTATTTCAATAGCTTCTTCATTTTCAGCTATTTCTTCTATGCCTTCTGGAGCTGCATATAACCCTTTATCTATGTCTGCCATTTTTATATCGCCCTATTATATACATCACAGTTTCTGTTGCCCTTGGACTCATTCCAGCTTCCTGGGACAACTTGTAAATTAGTGGGCTTATGTAAGCCCCCCTTAGTTAATGGCACTATGTGGTCCACATGCCATTGGAACCCTGTTTGTTCTGTTCTTAATTGAGCTAAATTATACATCTCGCTTATTACAAATTTATCTAGCTCTGTCAATCTTATCGTTGCTCTAAATTTTAATGCTCTTCTTTTTGCCTCGTATGCCGAATACTTATCTTTGTTTGCTTTCTTATATTCTTTTCCTTGAGCTAAGTGTTGTTCCCTATTTCTTTTTTTCCAATCAGCTTTATATTGATTGTTCTTTTCTCTATTATCTTGTGCGTACTTTTTATTCTTAGCTAGGACGC